TAGAAAACCGTATTGACAGGTGGGGGAGACAGTGAAAAACGGCAGAAACACAGGGCCTTCCTGGCCCTCGCAGAAGGTTACGCTTCGCAGCGTAGGCACCATTCGCCCGAACGACAAGAACCCGCGCACTCACACGGCGGAACAGGTGCAGCAAGTCGCGGAATCCATTGGCAAGTGGGGTTGGACCAATCCCGTTCTAGTCGATGAGACTGGCATGTTACTGGCCGGGCATTGCCGGTTGAGTGCGGCCACACAGCTTGGCTTGAAGATGATACCGGCCATGATCGCGACCGGCTGGAGCGAGGATGAAAAGCGGGCCTATGTCATTGCCGACAACAAGCTCGCCCTCAACGCTTCGTGGGATATCAAGCTGCTGGCGAGCGACATAGACGATTTGACCATGGCGGGGTTTGACCTCAGCCTGCTCGGCTTCAGCGACGAGGACATGAAGCGGATGCAGACGGACTTGGATCAGATCATGCTCGGAGAAATCTCCGAGGGCGCATCGGGCAAGGGCGGCGATCCTAAGCAGGCACACCCTCTGCCGGACGGTGAAGTCGAATTCTCTCTGGTGATGGCAACTGATGCGCGCCGCGCCGTGCAGGCCGCCATCAACATCATGAAGGAAAGGCGCAACTATGAAACCTCAGCCGAAGCACTTGTCGCTATATGCCGAGAATGGCGAGACACGACCGGATGAGAGCAAGGCATTCACGCACTACCGCTGGCAGTCGGGCCATGTGGCCGAGCTGGACCGCGAGTACCCGACGCAACTCTATGCGTGGCATGGCGACCAGATAGGGTTCAACCACGCGGGCACGCATTACGGCTATGTCGATAAGGGTCCGGCCAAGCTGATCATCCCGGCCTTCGGCTTCGACTACTGGCTCCACGAGGGGATGTATTTCAGCGTGCCGTTTCCCTGCCGGATCGAGAAGGGTCGCGGCATCGTCATTCTGCGCGAAGGCTTCTTCGGCTATTTCCACATAGGCGGCCCGGTCGAACACAAAGGCCGCCTCCGCTACATCGACGGCTGCACTGACAGCCTCATCCTCAGTCCGCCCCGCAAGGGCAATCCCTGCCTGAACTTGCTCTATTTCCCGCCCGGAGTTGACCAGACGGCGCATACGCATCCGAGCGATCGCGTGGGCGTGGTCTTGAGCGGGCGCGGAAAGTGTGTCTATGACGAGGATAATAAAACTGTGGATTTGGTGCCGGGAATGATTTTCTGCATTCACACCAATGGCTACCACAAGTTCCAGACGCCATATGGCGAGGAGATGCGGGTACTGGCCTATCATCCGGAAACCGACTTCGGCCCGGACGACGAGAACCATCCCATGCTGAACCGCACCATCATCGACGGCATAAGCGCGGCCGATCCGGAGCGGGCGCAATACAGAACAGGACAGGACGTTGGCACGTAAGATTCTGAAGAAGGTCGAGCAAACGGAGAACGTCCTAGACGCGGCACGCCGCCGCTTCGCCGAATTGTATCGGCGCTTTGATCGCGTCGTGGTTTCATTCAGCGGCGGCAAGGACAGCACAGTGTGCCTGAACCTTGCGCTGGAAGCGGCGCACGAAGCGAAGCGGCTCCCATTGGACGTGATGTTTTGGGATGAGGAAGCCATACCGCCCGAGACAATCGAGTATATGGAGCGGGTGCGGCTCCGCGAGGACGTTCGCCTGCAATGGATTTGCGCGGAGATAAAGCACCGCAACGCCTGTAGTCGCGAAGAGCCATACTGGATTTGCTGGGACAGCGACAAGCAAGACTTGTGGTGCAGGCCGCTTCCGCCTGATGTAATCCAAACCTTCCCCGGTTTCTATAAAGGGGCGGCCATGCCGCACGTCGCTCACCGCGCCTACCCGGCGCAGGGCGGAACGCTGGCTATGATCCGAGGCATACGCGCGGGCGAGAGCATTCACCGTCACAGAAGCGTTTCATCTCGCAGAGATGAGAACTGGATCACGAATTGCGTGGAAGGCTACGCCTACCAATGCAGTCCTATCTACGATTGGTCGACCGCCGACGTATGGACCGCGCCGCAAGAGTTGGGTTGGGATTACAATCGCGCCTACGACACGATGGGGCTGGCTGGAATCAGCCCGCACAATCAGCGATGTTGCCCGCCATACGGCGAGGAACCGATGCGCGCACTCTGGACCTATGCCGTCTGCTGGCCTCAACTCTGGCACAAGATGGTGAAACGCGTTCCCGGCGCAGCGGCCGGAGGGAGATACTGCGGCGGCGAACTCTACGGCCAGGATTTGCAGTGTCCTGCCGGGCTGACGTGGCGGGAATGGACTTTCTCGCAGCTTGAGCTCTACCCGGCGCTCTACAAGCGCATCATCGCTGGGAACGTGGCGGCGCTACTGCAACAGCATGCGAAAAAGACCAAGCGCCCGCTGACGGAGATCGAGCCTGATCCTATGACCGGCCTGTGCTGGAAGGCGCTGGCGACCATGGTCAATCGAGGGGATTTGAAGGGGCGCCGCATGGCGAGCCTGACCACGCAATCGGCATGGAGCAAGGACCAATTCGCAGAGGTTCTGGAGGAGGGAAGGGATGACTGTCGATATTAACCGGCAGCCGGTCAGCCGAATCGTATGGCGGCACCGCCAAGAGCTTACCGCGAACGACTACAATCCGAACCATGTCGCACCTCCGGAATTGGAACTGTTGACGCTATCTATTCTGGAGGACGGCTGGACGCAGCCGCTAGTGATCCTGGCCGATGGCACAATCGTTGATGGCTTCCATCGCTGGATAGTGAGCGAGGATCCGCGCCTGTGGGAGAAGTTCGAAGGCATGGTGCCGACGGTGACGATAACCGCCGACAACACGCACAGGAAAATGAGCACAATTCGTCACAATAGAGCGCGCGGCATTCATGCCATCTTGCCCATGGCGCACATCGTCCGCACCATGGTAGCGGACGGCGTGTCGCCCGAGGAAATCGAGCGCCGCCTTGGTATGGACAAGGAAGAAGTCGTGCGCTTGTTGGATCGCGCCGGGATGCCCAAGAAAGCGGGCAACGGCTTCGGACACAGTTGGGTGCCGGGATGATGAAATTAGGACCCAAGCCGCTGCCGCCGAACCTGAAGCTGATAACCAACAGCCACCGCAAGGCCAAGAACCCGCCGTTGCCTGAGCCGTGCAGGCCCAAGCCGCCTCAATTCTTGGACAAGTACGCCAAGGAAGAATGGGATCGCTGCGTCAACGATCTGTGCGCCTACGCGGGGCTATCTAAGATCGACGTGGCGGTGTTCGCCGCCTATTGTCAGTCTTACGCTACCTGGCGGGAGGCAAGCGATTTGCTTGCAGAGTTTCACGCCGCAAACCCGAACACGCGCGGTCTGGTGATCTTCACCAAAAAGAGCCGCCAGCACGAGGGAGGGAACCTGATTCAAAACCCTGTCGTCGGGCTGATGAACAAAGCCAAGCGTGACATGGTCTATTACGCCTCTGAATTGGGAATGACGCCGAGTGCTAGAAGCAGAATCGACACCGACGCCGCGCAACGCGCGCAAGCCCCGGACCCCACGGCACGTTACTTCGCCAGTTGATCCGGTTACGCGCTACGCCAAGGACGTTCTGTCGGGAAAGATAGTCACCGGCCCGCACGTCAAGAGCGCGTGCGAGCGGCACTTGGCCGATCTCAAGAACAAGCGCGGGCTGAAATGGGATATCCAAGCCTGCAATTACTGGATTGAATTCTTCAGAGACGTACTTGTGCTGAATGCGGGGGAGTTCGAGGGCCAGCCTTTCGTACTGAATGGCTGGGAGTCGTTCGTGATCGGCTCGATCTTCGGCTGGAAGCGCAAGGATGGCACGCGGAGGTTCCGCACTGCATACATCGAGACCGGCAAGGGGTCCGGCAAGTCGCCGCTGGCGGCCGGTATAGGATTGGGCTTGCTGCTGGTCGATAGGGAGCAGCGCGCCGAGATTTACGCGGCAGCGGTGAAACAGGATCAGGCCAAGGTTTTGTTTCGCGATGCGACCGCGATGGTGATGCAATCCTCTGCGCTCTACACGCGATTGCACCTATCGGGCGGCGTCAGCCCCACTAACATCGCACATCTGGAGAGCGGATCGTTTTTCCGGCCGATCTCATCCGAACGCAGGGGCAGGGGTCATAGCGGACCCAAGCCGCACGGCATCTTGCTCGATGAAATCCACGAGCATCCGACCAACGCCATGGTCGAGTTCCTATCAGCAGGCGTCAAGTCCAGGCGTCAACCGCTGGTGTTTATGATCACCAATAGCGGCTCGGATCGTAAAACGGTCTGCTGGGAATATCACAGCTATGCGATAGAGATTTGTGAAGGCACCAAAAAGAATGATGCCTTCTTCGCATACGTCTGCGCTCTCGATGAGGGTGACGATCCCTTCACGGACGAGGCATGCTGGATCAAAGTCAATCCCAGCCTGCCGGTAATACCCGGATACGACTACATCCGATCCGAGGTCGCCAAGGCGCGCGGCATGCCGTCCAAGGAGACGCTGGTCCGGCGTCTCAATTTCTGCGAGTGGACTGATGCGACGGATGCGTGGATCTCCACCGATCTGTGGAAGAAGGTACAGCACAAGCTCGACATCAATGAGTATGACGGCAAGGAGTGTTTCGGCGGCCTCGATCTGGGCCTAACCAGTGACTTGACGGCATTTGTGCTGGTCTTCCCTCACGATGATCGCATGTTCGATGCGTTCTCTTGGTTCTGGATGCCAGGCGATAGATTGGTCGAGCTTGAGCAGCGGGACAACATGGGATCGCATTATCGCCGCTGGCGGGATGCGGGCTACCTTCAGTCGCCATCCGGCCGGGTGATAGACTTCGAGCATGCCGCCACTGTCATTTCAGACCTATGCGTGCGGTTCAATGTCCTCGGTATCGCCTACGACCGGGCCAGGATCGAACATTTGCTAGGCCCCATGGACCGCATAGGCAGTCCGGTGGAGCTGGTGCCGCATGGGCAGGGATTCTACAAGGCGCAAGACAGCGGGTTGTGGATGCCGCAGAGCATCGCCGAACTTGAAACAGCAATCATCGAAGAGCGCATAAGGGTTAATGAAAACCCGGTCTTGACGTGGAACGTAGCAAGCACCGTCACGCAGGCCAGCACGATTCAGCCGACTGACAGATATTTCACCAAGCGCAAGTCAACCGGGCGGATCGATGGTAGCGTCGCGCTAGCGCAGGCGATGGGACTTGCCATGGCACGCCTGACCCTCGGTGAACCGCAGCTTCTTTTCATGTGATTGACCTGCGCGGGGGCTTCCCTCACCTCCCGCAGAACGCCCGCTGAATAGGCGGGCTGGAGCCTCCGATGCCAAGCGCACCTCCCCTGGTATTCGGAGGCTCCTTTTTAGAACGAAAGGTGGACGAAATGCCCACACCAAAACCGAGCGATGAAACCAAAGATGAGTGGATGGATCGGTGCATCCCGCTGGTTCTCGATGATGGCACGGCCGAGGACAGCGAACAGGCGGTAGCTATCTGTTCGAGCATGTGGGAGCAGGCGACCAAAAGCGGAGACGATAAAATGGAACGCGCTTACTCAATCCTTCACGTCAAGCAGACGGATGAGGAACACCGGATCATCAGCGGCGTGGCGACGACGCCGACGCCGGACAGGATCGGCGACATCATCGAACCGATGGGCGTCAAATACAAAAACCCGCTGCCGTTGCTGCTCTACCATCGCAACGACAAGCCGGTGGGAACCGTGAAATTCAATAAGCCTACCAAGGACGGGATTACGTTTGAGGCACGTCTGCCACAAATTCAAACGCCCGGTGTCTTGAAGGCTCGTGTCGATGAAGCGTGGGATTCGATCAAGACCGGATTGCTGAAGGGCGTGTCCATCGGCTTTCGGTCCATCGAGCAGTCATTCATGGATGACGGCGGCGTGCGCTTCCTCGAATCTGAGGTGCTGGAACTGTCCTTGGTGACGGTGCCAGCGAACATGGAAGCGACGATCGACACGATCAAAATGATCGACGCTAAATTCCTTGCCGCGTCCGGCAGCAGTGACCCGCCCGGTGTTCCGGGGCCAAGTGTAACCGTGAAATCGAATACAACGGAGAAACCCAAAATGAAAACGATCACAGAGCAGATCTCCGGGTTCGAGGCCAAGCGCAAGGATCTTCAAGCCAAGTGCGACGCCTTGATGGAGAAGTCTGGCGAGACGGGCGAAACGCTCGATTCGGCGGACAGTGAGGAATATGACCGCATGACCGATGAGATCGCGGCAGTTGACAAGCATGTGGACCGGCTTCGCAAACACGAAGCGGCGGTTGCTGTAACTGCCAAAGAGATCAAAGGCCAGGATCAGAAGAACGGTTCTGAGTCGCGTGGCAGTGCCCCGCGCATCAGCATCAAAGAGCCGCAGCTTCCGCCCGGCATTGCCTTCGCCCGCATCGTCAAGTGTCTCGGCTTGGCGCAGGGCAACCGTGCCGTCGCGTTGAAGATTGCGGAAGACGTGTACCACGACAACGGCGACGTGATCGACGCTCTCAAAACGGCGGTCGCAGCCGGTACGGTCGCGGGCACGACCTGGGCTGGCCCCTTGGTCGGGGTCAATACGTCGGCGTTTGCGGACTTTGTAGAATATCTCAGGCCGCAGACGATCATCGGCAAGTTCGGCGCAAACGGCGTTCCGGCCCTTCGCCGGGTTCCGTTCCGTGTGGGCCTCATCACGCAGACAAGCGGTGGTGAGGGCTACTGGGTTGGTGAAGGCGACGCCAAGCCGCTGACGAAGTTCGACTTCAGCCGCACGTACATGGAGCCGCTGAAATGCGCCAACATTGCCGTGCTGACGAAGGAGACCATCAGGGATAGCAACCCGACGGCGGAAACGATCATCCGTGACCAGTTGGCTGCTGCTCTGATTCAGCGGATGGACGCCGACTTCATCGATCCCGACAATGCCGGGACGACGGGCATCAAGCCAAGGTCAATCTCCAACGGCGCAAACACTGTTGCGTCTTCGGGAACGACGGAGGCCGCGATGCGCGTGGACATTGCTACGCTGGTCGATCTTTGGATCGCGGCCAACAATCGTCCAACGTCCGGAGTATGGGTCATGAATGCGTCCACGGCGTTGCGTATGGGCCTCATGGTCAATTCCTTGGGACAGCCATCGTGGCCGGGTGTCACGATGCAAGGTGGCAACTTCTTCGGCATGCCGATCATCTCGACCGAAGCAGTTGGCTACACCCAGGACTCGCCGGGTGAAGGCAGGATCGTCATGCTCGTGAACGCGAGCGACATCTATCTGGCCGACGAAGGCGGGATAGAGGTTGCCATGTCGGAGGAAGCGTCACTGTCTATGGATGATGCACCGACGATGACGTCCGACACGCCGACGGCCGTTTCGGTTGTCAGCATGTTCCAGACGAACAGCGTCGCCTTCCGGGCGGAGCGCACCATCAATTGGCTGCGCCGTCGCACGGAGAGCGTTGCGGTTCTGACGGGCGTTGCTTGGGGCGCGTAAGCGTTCGATTAGAGAGGGGCATTCTGCCCCTCTCCCTTTGCAAATTGCGAATGGAGGGCGATATGAAAATGCGAGCGACACAGGCGTTCAACTACAATAACCAGGAGCTAAAGCCTGGTGACATTTTCAACACCAAGACTAAGCTGCACGCGCAGATTTTCATCCAAGCAAGGAAAGCAGAATATGCCAAAGCAGAAATCGAAGCCGCGCCGCACGAAGCGGAAGCAACCGAAGCGGACGCTCCGAAAACGCCGCGCCGAGGTCGGCCGCGGAAAACTCCTAACAAAGTCGGCGCAATCACAAGCCGCAGCGGGCTAGTCCGCGACTATCGTCGCCGCGATCTTGAGGCCGAGGACAGCTGATATGAAATTTCTCGGCTTTGAGATCACGCTTGCGAAGAAAGACCTTTACCAAGTCGGCTCGCATTACGGCTACGGCGGATGGACGCCGCTGGTCAATGAGCCGTGGGCGGGCGCGTGGCAGTGCAACCGCGAGCTACGCTTCGAGGACATCACAGCGTTCCATGCCGTGTTCGCGTGCATCACGCTGATCGCAAGCGATATCTCCAAGTTGGGCGTCAGCGTCATTCGTCTGGAGGGCGGCGTCTGGCAGCAAAGCACCAGCCCGACTTATGACCCGCTGCTTCGGACGCCGAACCACTATCAGAACTACATTCAGTTTTGGGAAAGCTGGATTTTGTCAAAGCTGCTGCGCGGCAATACGTACGTCCTCAAGGGCCGGGATCAGCGTAACGTCGTGAACCGGCTATATGTCCTCGACCCGAACCGCGTGCGCGTGCTGCAATCTGAGTCCGGCAGCGTGTTCTATCAGCTCATGGACGACTCTCTGAGCGGCACCAGGGATTTGCCGTCGCTTGATGTTGACGGATCGGGCGGCATCACGGTGCCTGCATCTGAAATCATCCATGATCGGATGAACTGCTTCTATCATCCGCTGTGCGGCATCCCGCCGATCTATGCGGCAAGCCTGGCCGCGCGGCAGGGCTTGACGATCCAGACCCAGTCGCTGGAATTCTTCGACAACCATGCCATGCCGGGCGGCGTGCTTACGTCGCCAACTCGCCTCCCCGATCAAGTTGTCGCCAGCATGAAGCAGCAATGGGAAACTAATTACGGCGGCAACAATCGCGGCAAGGTCGCGATCCTGGGCGGCGGCCTCAAGTTCGATCCGGTGCATGTGACGCAGCGTGACGCGCAGATGATCGAGACAGCCAAGGCAACGGCCGAGTGGGTCTGCTCGGTGTTCCACGTTCCGCCCTATAAGATCGGCATTGGCCCCATGCCGTCCTACAACAACATCCAGGCGCTCAATGTCGAGTATTATAGCCAGTGTTTGCAGAGCCTGATCGAAGCCGCTGAAGTTTCGCTCGATCAGGGCCTCGATCTCAAGCCATCAATCGGGGTTCAGTTCAATCTCGATGTGCTGTTGCGTATGGATACGGTTTCATTGGTTTCGTCGTTGAAGGAATCGGTGATGGGCGGAATGCACACGCCGAATGAGGCGCGGGCTAAGTTGGGCTTGCCGCCGAAAGCGGGCGGGGATTCGCCGTATCTACAGCAGCAGAATTACAGTCTGGCCGCTCTCGATAAACGCGATTCGCAAGAGAACCCCTTTGCGCCGTCGGTGCCGCCTGCGCCGCCGGAGCCAGAGCCTCCACAGGAGAGTGATGATGACGACGACGAAGGAAGTCCGGAAGAACGGGCAGCAGCCATCCGCGAAAGCGCCGCACACATTTTCAACCTTGCGAAACGACGTGCTGCCTGACGTTCTGGCGGAAGCCTTGTCCTTGGTCGTTGCGGAGAACCGGCGCGAATATAGAATGGAAACGGAGAGGCGAGCAGCAGAGGAACGGGCTGTTCGCTTGCAGTTCGAAGCCGATCTCCGTGCGCTCCACAAGGCTGAATTAGATCAGCTCCGCTTGGCCTGGTCGATGGAGGTGAAGGCCCTCAAGGAAACAGTCTCCAGCTTGCAAGGCCCGGCAGGCCCGGCAGGCGAGGATGGCGTGCCGGGCAAGGCGGGGCCGCAAGGGGAACCGGGCCTTACAGGGCCGCAGGGGGAGCCTGGACAGCAGGGGGAGCCGGGGCCGCAGGGTGAGGCAGGCCCAATAGGGCAACCCGGCCCTACGGGGCCGCCCGCGCCCGCAGGGGCGGATGGGAGGGATGGGAAGGATGGCAAGGACGGCATAAGCCTCGCGGCCATGGTGATCGACCGCAAGGGGCATCTGATCGCCACGCTATCGGCCGGTGAGCAGCATGATCTTGGTCCGGTCGTGGGCAAGGATGGCGCCAACGGAAAAGACGGAGAGAAGGGCAAGGATGGAACGGACGGCATTGCCGTGACCGATCTCGAAGTCGAGCATGACGGCGGGCGTGCTGTGACGCTGAAATATCTAGTTGATGGCCGCGTCAAATTATTCCCGCTCAAATTCGCTATCCCGCTCGACGCCGGTCCGCACCGTGCGGGGGTTGACTACGCGAAGGGGGATTGCGTCACCTATGACGGTTGCTATTGGATAGCGCAGAAAGACAAACCACGCGGCGAGCCTGGAACGACGAAGGATTGGCGCATGGTCAGCCGCAAGGGGCGTGATGGGCGAGACGGCAAGGCTGGCGAAAAAGGCGAGAGAGGTCCAGAGGGCCGCGCAGGCAAAGACCTTACTCAACTCGGTTCTGACGGGAGCAAGTGGGGCTGATCGTCGCTGGAATGGACCGTGCGTTATTGCGGCGTCGGGACCGTCCTTAACCGAAGCAGACGCGGAGCTCTGCCGGGGCCATCGCGTGCTTGCGGTAAACGACGCTTATCGTTTGTTCCCGTGGGCGGAAGTTCTCTATGGCTGCGACGCTCGCTGGTGGGCGACGGTCGCGCCGGATTTCGCAGGCGAGAAATGGATCTCGGTCGATGGCGGACGCGCCCAAGAGGTCGGCACCGTCGCCAGCAAATTCGGCCTGAAGATGATCCGGGGGTTGGGCATGCCGTTCTTCTCGACCGATCCGCGCTTCATTCACTACGGGTACAGCAGCGGCTATCAGGCGATCAATCTGGCGCTCCTGTTCGGCGCCAATCCGCTGGCGCTGATCGGCTTCGACTTTCGCAACGACGAAAAGGGGCGGACGCATTTCTTCGGTAGCCACAAAGCGCCGCTGGCGAACACCACGAATTTCAGCTTGTGGCTTAAATGCCTGGATGACGCGGCGAAGAAACTGCCACCTGGCATAGAAATCATCAACTGCACGCCGGGCAGCGCGATTGCCTCGTTCCCGCGCGGCAATTTGAAAGAGG